GGCTGGGCGTAGCCTATATGAAGTAACTAATAACTACCGCCAACAGATGGCTAACTTGCTTGAGGTTGACTCAACAGCAATCACATGGGATGACCTCATGGGTAAAGTTGTTGATAACACCACTGGCAATGCTCGTACTTTTGCTGACTTCACTAAGCAAGTTAAGCAAGACAAACTCTGGCAGTATACAAAAAATGCAAAGGAAACATACAGCAATATGGCTCTTGACCTTGCACGAACATTTGGGTTCAGCGGATAATGGCGGATTCAAGAGAAGCATTAAGAAAACTTCAAAGCGGTCAAACGCTTACAAATGCAGAACGCCAAGTTCTTGGCTTGAGTCCAGTAGCCGCACCAACACCTGCACCAACACCTACTCCATCAAGCGTTGCATCTTTTCGTAAAGCCGAAGAAGCAGATAGGGCTGCCACTGGCACGCCATTTGGTCAAGCGGGTTCAGCAACACCTACTCCAACGCCTACGGCTACAACATTTCCAGCAGCAGGAACTTTTGTTGGTTGGGATTATCAAAACAATACCCAGACAACAGGAACCTTAAGGCGTAAAATTGTTGCCGATGGTAAGGGTGGAACCAAGATTGACCTTGGTTCGGTTGAAAAAAATCCTGATTTTGTTTCTGGTTCTCGCGGCAGAGGCGGCGGAGGTGGCGGAGGTGGAGGAGGCGGCGGTGGAGACACTGGCAGCGGTAACCAAACCTTTACATGGACCGACCCAGATACTGGGCAGATAAGAACATTTAACTCTGCAGCAGAACTAAATGCATTTGTTACAACTTGGTCTACAAAGAAGTCATCTGATTCATCCACTGCAGCAGCAGCGCTTGCTGCTAAGACTAAGGCTGATATAGAGGCACAGGCAAAGAGAACTGCGCAACAGGACTTTAGAGCAGCACTTACAGAGTTAGGTCTTGGTGATTTAGCAGATACTGTTGACGAGATGATTCGCCAAGACTTTACTGCATCACAAATTAAACTTGAACTACCTAAGCAACCAGCATATAGATTGCGCTTTCCTGGTATGCAGGCTTTGCGTGATGCGGGTCAGGCTATTAACGAGGCTACATATATCTCAATGGAGCGCGGATATATCCAGACTCTCGGTGCCTTCGGTTTAGATGCTGGAGTATTTGGTACTCGCGCTGAACTAGGTAAGTACATTGCCAACATGGTTTCACCACGCGAATTTGAGGAGCGAGTAAATATCGCTAAGACTCGCGTTGCAGACAACACAGATGTAGTTAAGCAACTTAAGGGTTACTACCCAGAGATTGACGACTCAGCCGTTGTTTCATATTTGCTCAATCCTACAAAGGGTATGGACATCATCAAGAAGCAGGTTCGTGCTGCTGAGATTGGTGCTGCTGCTACATTCGCTGGGTTCTCTGACCTCGGTGGTAAGGGTGCAATGGGTACAGGTTATGCCGAGTCACTCATCGGAGCCACTGGTACTGCAGATTTGGCAGCGCTTAAGAAAGACTTTGGGCAGGCTAAGACTCTTGCTCGTACACAGTCACGCCTTGCAGGTCTTGAAAGCCAGGCTTACAACGAAACAGAAGCAGTCAACGCAGCCATTGCTCAAGAGCAGGCTTCAATCCTTGCTTCACAACGCAGAGCCGAAAGAGAAACGAAGTTTCGTTTCGGTGGCACAAGCGGCGTAGGTGCTACTTCACTAAGAAGTACCACTAACCAATAAATAGAATCCTGAACGGACCCACCAGCCCCGTCAGCGTAATAGTCTGGTAGCAATAGCCGACATGGTTTCCCCGAACCGTGTTTGTGGATTGCGAATACAACTAACAAGGGAGATAGGTAGATGGCTACCAATTACGAATACGATGACGAAGATGACTTCACCGAAGAAGGTGGAGATGTCGTTAAGCAACTACGGAAAGTAAACCGTACGCTCGAAAAGCGTTTAAAGGAACTTGAGGCAGAGGCTAACAATCTGAAAATTCAGACTCGTCAGCGTACAGTCAAGGATGTACTTACAGCAAAGGGTATCAACCCAAAAATCGCAGCATTTATCCCACAAGATATTGAGGGAGAAGAAGCAATCTCAGGATGGCTTAATGAATACGGCGATGTCTTTGGAGTCACCCCGCCAGAAGAAGCAAAACAAGACAGCGAAGATGTATCTGCTGCAAAGAGAATCGCCAACACAATCAACAGCGCAGCAGCGCCAACGATTGATGAAGATGCATTAGCAAAGATTCTATCCGCAGATGGTCCCGCTGCTTTGAACGCCATCCTTGGTATTAAATAACTTACAAACTACCAATCACCTTAGGAGGTGAACTAAATGGCATATACAGACACAACAGCAGTTGCTGGTCTTATTAAGACAGCGTATGACCGCTATGTTGAGTTCGCTCTGCGCAGCCAGCCAATGATTCGTTCAGTGGCAGACAAGCGCCCAGCACAGCAAGCCATGCCAGGTTCAACCGTTGTATTCTCACTTTACAACGACTTGGCGGCTGCTACTTCAACACTCGGAGAAACAACAGATGTCACAGCAGTGGCACTACCAGATGTATCAACCGTTTCTGTCACACTAGAAGAAAAGGGTAACGGCGCACTTGTTACACGCAAGTTGCAGTTGTTCTCACTTTCAGATGTTGACCCAGCAGTTGCAGACATCATTGCCTACAACATGGCAGACTCGATTGACCAGATTGCAATGAACGCACTTAACGGTGGAACTTATGTTCAGTATGGTGGAGCAACAGCAACATCAACAGCAACAGTCACAGCAGCATCAACTATTGATTCTGCAGACATCCGCAAGATTGTCGCAAAGTTGCGTACACGCAAGGCTGTACCACGCGAGGGTAACCTCTACTGGACAGGCATCCACCCAGAAGTTTCACACGACCTTCGTGCTGAGACAGGCAATGTGGGTTGGCGTGATGTTCACTCACTTACAGATTCAGGTCAGGGTAACCTCTGGGCTGGAACCATCGGTACATACGAAGGTGCTTTCTTTGTTGAAACTAACCGCATGTACTCTGCTAAGTCAGGTGCAAACCAGTCCACTCTTGCCACAACAGCAGTAACTGTTGCAGGTACTTCAGCAGGCTTCACCTTCGGTGTTGCTTCGTCTGCAGTTATCGCAACTCGCGCTGAGGTTGGCGACAAGGTTAACGGAACTGGTATTGCAACAGATGCTCGAATCTCTGCAATCACAACATCAGGTTCTACAACAACATTTACTGTTGCCACAGCACACACTGCTGCAGTAACAGCAACAACTGTTGTTACAGTAACTCCAGTAACCCGCGTTTACAGCACAATCTTGTGCGGTAAGCAGGCACTTGCAGAGGCTGTAGCAGTTGAGCCAAATGTTGTTATCGGACCAGTCACCGATTCACTCATGCGTTTCCGACCAATCGGTTGGTACGGCGTACTTGGATTCTCTCGCTACCGCGAAGAATCTCTATACCGAATTGAATCAGGTTCTTCAATCGCAGCATTGTAGTTGCAACGGGGGGCAGGGCTTCGGCTCTGCTCCCCTCTAACTAAGGACATAACATGTATAGATTTACAACACCGACAGTTGAAGAAACACCAGCAGGTGGTGGTCCTTTGTTTTCTCGTATGACATTACATCAAGGCATTTCAGTTCTCCGTACGCAGGGCGTGTATTCCTCCTACAGATACCCATCGCTTACGGAAGTATTAGCAGCAGAAGAAGTTTATTTAGGCGGGCATATCTACGAAGTAGATGATGAAGCCGCAACCCGTTTAACCGCAGCAGGTTACGGAGAGTTCCTGGAGGCAATTTAATGGCATGTAGAACAGGCTGTCCAACGCAAGACCACGCTAATTGGGGCGAGTGTCTGCGAGCATCGAACTTAGAGTTCGGGACAGGTGATGCAAACTCAGCAGCGAGTATGCCTAAGAAAAAATTTGAAGCAGAGTTACAAGCGTATAGAGATGCTAGAAAGCAAGGCATCCAGCCAACTGGTACATCCATGGCAAAGATACAGGCAGCAGTAGACCTTTCCAATAAGGTGGGCAAAGCCTTTGATGGGAATACAAGAGGATTCAAAAACTAAGCAGGCAATGACTACGAAGATGATGAAGATGACGACTAACAACCAACAACTAATAAGGGGAAAACAATGCCAATGGTAAATGGAAAGAAATTCTCATACGACAAAGCAGGCAAGATGGCAGCCATGAAGGAAGCCAAAGCAACTGGTAAGCCAATGAAGATGGCTAAGAAGGTTGCTAAGAAAGCAGCAAAGAAGAAGTAATGGCAGACCCAAGACTAAAGCGAGCAGGAGTATCTGGGTTTAATAAACCAAAGCGTACGCCTAGCCATCCAACAAAGTCACATGTAGTTGTGGCTAAGTCGGGTGACCAGGTTAAGACTATTCGCTTTGGTCAACAGGGTGTCAGTGGTGATAAAAAGCCAACGGCTCGACAAGCATCATTTAAAGCACGCCATGCGAAGAACATTGCCAAAGGCAAGATGAGCGCAGCGTATTGGGCAGATAAGGTAAAGTGGTAATGAAGAAAGCATTTTGGGATAAAAAAAATCCAAACAAGAAGTCAACTCCATTGACCCCAGCACAAAAGGCTAAGGCTAAGGCTGCCGCAAAGAAGGCAGGCAGACCATACCCAAACCTTGTGGATAACGCAGCAGCACGGAGAAAGGCTAAGTAATGGCAACAGGAGCAGCAGGAAGCACGCTAGTCGGTGAACTCAACCGTCTGGCTGGAGTCACAGACAAGGCAGCCTTTAAGGGGCTTCTGGGGGCTGCTAATGCCTATGCAGGAACAACTGGCAAAGGATTACTGGGAGCCTTGAATTACAAGGCAAGCAGCACTCGTACCCCAAATGACTTCAAGGGCTTGACCGCAGTATGTAACGAACTGGCTGGAACCACAGGCAAGTCTGCCGTGGATGCCCTAAGGAGTATTGACCTATGAGTACATTTAATGCATTGGCTGAGCGTGTAGACACGCTTCTTCATGGATACTCCATTGCTACAGAGGCAACCACATGGCTTACTACCTCTGCCACTAGCACTTCAACCACTCTTACCCTCCACGATGTGGGAGTCCTTGGTCGCGGGTTTATTCAGATTGGTGACGAAATTCTCCATGTTCACTCTATTGACCCAGCCAATAGCCAGGTAACAATTTCACCTTGGGGCAGAGGACAGCGCGGTACAACCGCAGCAGCATATAGTGCAAATGTAAAAGTAACTGTTGCTCCACTATTTCCACGCAATGAAATCAAGCGTGCTATCAATGACACAATCAATGCTATGTATCCAAACATATTTGGCGTAGGTCAGACAGAGTTTACTTATATCGCTAACCGCACAACATACGATTTGCCAGATGCAGCAGAGCAGATTCTTAACATTACACACGAAACAATCGGACCATCTAAAGAGTGGCTTCCTGTTCGTGCATATAACTTTGACCGTATGGCTAACCCAACAGCCTTCGGTACGGCAGGTGAATTGGGTAAGAGCGTAAGCGTTCTTAGTCCAATCATGCCAGGTCGTAAAGTCAATGTGGCTTACGGCAAGCGCCCAACAGTATTCACAGATGGCGACCAAGAGTTCTCAACTTGGACAGGGTTGCCTAACTATGCAGAAGATGTGGTTATCTACGGAGCAGCGTTCCGTATGATTTCCTTTATTGACCCATCACGCCTAGCACCGCAGTCAGCATCAGCCGATGCTCTTGACATGCAGCAAGGCGCTCGCACAGGTGAATCAACATCACGCTTCTTGTTTAATGTTTATCAACAGCGTTTAAATGAAGTTGCTGAGAATCAGCGCCGTCAATATCCAACTCGTTCCCACTATCAAAGATAGGTAAATAAATGGCAGCAGGCGACCCAGGTACACTTAAGCGGAACTACTCCGCCAT